TCAGCGCGAAGGCTTCGCTTTGCGCGGCGCCTTGCCGTCCACGTAGGCCTCTGTCATGCGAATGGACTTGTGCCCCAGCAGCTCCTTCGCAGCCTCCAGGCTGCCAGCCTCTCGCGCATCCATCCCAGCCCGGCCACGCAAGTCGTGGATGTTGAGATCCTTGATGCCTGCTCGCTCGCATGCACGCACCCAGGCGCTGCGGATCCCGGCGTACTGGTAACCCCGGCCGCTCTGAGTCTTGAGCACGTGCCCGATCTTGTCGCCGCGGGCGCATGCCTCGATGGCGGCCCGCAGCGCTGGGCTCCACTGGATCAGCAGGCGCTGGCCGGTCTTTCCCTGCTCGACCAGCAGGCCATCGTCGGTCACGTCCTGCCACCGCATCTTGATCAGGTCGCCGATGCGCTGCCCGGTCAGCAGGGCCAGGTCGATCATTTGCACCAGCGCCTCTCCGTTGCGGGCCTGCTGCATGGCAGCCACCTTCAGAGCGGCGATCTCCGCGTCCGTCACCAGGCGCTTGCGGCCGGCCAGCGTCTTGGTCGGCACGTTGTCGATGGGGTTGAATCCCTCGCGCAGGCCCTCCAGCGCAGCGAAGGCCAGCACCTGCCGCAGCATGGTCCTGTGCAAGTTGTAGGTGCGCGGGGTCTCGGAAAAATTCTTCAGGTATTCGGCGCACACCGGCGTCGTCACCTGGGCCGGCGCCAAGTCGGCGAATGCCTCGGCCATCACCTTGGAGATCCGTTCCTGGTCCGTGGCAGTCTTGTCCGCCCACTCGCCGCGCTTGGAATCCACCCAGCGACCGATCACGGCGGGCATGCTGTCGTGGGTGTTGTCAGCCTTGAGCGTGGCGGCCAGGGCCTCATACATCGCGGCCATGCCGTCGGCGACGGAGCACAGCCGGATCCACTTGCGCTCGATGGTGACGAAATAGAAGGCCCCGTGCTTCTGGTAGACGCGGCGGGGCAGGGAGCCAAGCTTGCGGATCATGTGACGGTGCGAAGGCGCGGAGGCTTGACGGGGCGAAGGGCTGGAGGCGGCGCTGTCTGCTCGCGGCCAGTGCACACGGCATCGTAGTGGGCCCGCTCAAGCACCACCTGGCCGGCGGCATTGCGCCGGGCGCGGTGGAAGCCCTGGGCCTTCAGAGCGGTGAGCTGCATGGCCGGCTGCTTGTAGCCAGTCAGCGCCTCGATCTCCAGGCTGGACAGAATTAGGTCAGCCATCCCGTCCCCCTTCCTGTGAAGCGATGGCTGCGTCGATGATTCTTGATGCCGTGCCATCCCGTAAGTCGCTGGCGTCAAACCAGCTTGAGCTACTGAAACCGATGCTTCCACTGCTGGCGTTGTTGCAGAACCATTGCCAGCGCCTCGCATCCTTGTCCGCCTGTTCCATCTTTCCCCGCAGCTCACGCATCAATTCCACGCGCTGCGATGCAAGCCTTGCCTTCAGTTCTACGTTCTCTTCCTGAGCCTGGCGGCGCGCGGCGTTTTCCTGCTCCAGCTTCTCCAGCATGGATTGGCGCTCGGCAAGCAGCTCGCGGATCGAGTCAGGATTGGCGGCAGCCACATACGCGGCAACTTTGCGATTGATGAGCTTGTTGGCGCGGCACTGGATAGTGACCCGCGCCCACTCGTCCGACTCTTCAATCTCGACAGTGGCACCATGGCGCGACCATGACCCCGCTGGTGCCACGCCCTCCAGCGCCTCCTTCAGGCGTGTGATGTGGTCGGTCATCGGATTCCTTTCACGGCGTGGCCGTATCTCCAGGCTCGCAGCAGCTTTCGACGCTGACGTGCATTGCCACTCAGCGGTGGCGGATCTGTCACATCAGTTGCCATGTCGTTCATCCATTCCTCATAGGATTGGCTGATCCATCGGGGGCAGTAGCTCATGCTTGCTCGCCTCCCTCGAACAAATCCGCCAGCGCTTTACGGGCGCGGCGAGTGGCTTGGGCATTGGCCCGGTGGTGCTGGGCGTCGTGAGACAGGTGGCACTTCTGGCACCACGCCCGCAGGTTCGCGGGATCGCAGTTCTCCGGCACGTGGTCCATGTGAGCGATGGTCAGCACCACGTTCACCATCCGCGCCACGTCGTAGTCGCTCATGTGGATCTGGCCCAGGCGCTCGCCGGTCTGATCGCTGAAGACCTCGGCGGTGTCCAGCATGTAGGTACCCGCATCGTCCCCGCCGCCGCGTGCAATGCGCTGTCGGTTTGGCGCCTTGCAGCGCTCACAGCGATGGCCAGCACGCTCCAGGATTGATGCGCGGATCTGCTTCCAGTTCGCCGGGTAGCGGGCGCGGTTCTCAGGCTTGATTGGCATGCTCGCCTCCCTCAGACATGGCGGCGCGGCGGTCGTTGGCGTTCTTCCAGTCGATGTATTCATCCGGGAAGCTAGTCATGTAGGCCAGCTCGATCAGCATCGAGCACGCCACGACCATCACGACGGGATGAGTCTTCCCGGCTGCCTTCGCCATTTGCTGCGCCAACACTGCTGCATCGGCTCGCTGCTCGGTGGTGATCTGGTCACTCATGCTCGCCTCCAGTGGAGCGGATGCCGTGGGCAGCTTCGATGGCGCGGGCGAACCCAATGAAATCGTCATATCCGCGCTGGACTTCCTTGTAATAGCCCGGGCGGCTGTCGGTTTCCTCGACCCACTCTTGGGCTACGTAAGGTTTCCAGAGGTGTTTCGCTTTCAACTCCTGCAACTGCTCATCCGTCAGCGGCTTGCGCTGCTCGCTGGTGGCGGGCTGAGGGGCGGCGGCGAGCATGGCGGACCAAGCATCAATCAGCGGGCCAATAATGTCATGCGCCGAAGACGCCTCCAGTGCGATGCCACCCGCGATCCCCATCGCCTCCGTGGGCTCCACCGGTACCAGCTTCCACCCTTCCGGCACCGCCTGCGCCTTGGTTTCAGGTTTGGCGCAGATGACACCACGAGTGATGGCTCGACGTGTGGCGACACGGCGCACCCCCAGCTTCGCCTGCGCCTTACTCGCGGCGCCGAGCAGCACCTGCCACTCTGCCCACTCGTCTGGATCCCAATCGCTTTCGGTGAGTGGAAAGCGATCCACGTCAGCCGCCTTGAGCTTGCGCCTCAAGGCCGCCCGCGCCTCATTGCGTTCCACCCATGCAGCGTGCTCTTCGATTGCCAGTGCGGCCACCTTCAGCAGTTCCCGGTCACTCATGCTCGCCTCCAGTGGAGCGGATGCCGTGTTCGGCTTCAATGGCGCGTGCGAAATTGACCCAATCACTAGTCGTCAGCGGATACGAGGCTGAAGGGAGACCGACATACTTATCTTGCAGATCGACGATCTGCTCATCCGTCAGCGGCTTGCGCTCTTCTTGCTTGGGAGGCCGAGGGGCGGCGGCAAGCAGTCGATGCAACGCATCACGGTCCTTCCAACCCTTAGCGCCAATAGGGCTGTCCATGGGCACCGGGTCAAACTCGACTACAAGTTGCGGCACGTGGTGAAGCGCGTCGCCGTCCCAACGAAAGCCAACTTCCACCACTTTACATTTCGGAACCGCCTGCGCCTTGGCTTCCTCGATCACCTGCTCCAGGCGGTACAGGAACCATCCAGACCTATTCGGGTCAGCGTCGTCGTGGTCGTAGATGAACTGATGCAGGTGCGTGGCCGTGCCGGAATCGACGCGCGCTTTGCATTCGTCCCAATCGGGCAGACTATGAGCGGGCGGGGGTTCCGTTGATACCTGCGCCTTGGCTTCTGGCGAGGTGGCAGAGTATTCGGTGGTGCGGACAAGATCATGCATGAGCACGCTGAGGATTTGACGCGCGCCCCGGTGGTCATCATCCAGGCTCGCGTCATGTGCTTCGCCGATGCGTTCCACCAGTTCTTCAGTCGAGATTGACGTGTGGCCCGGCACCTTCGGCGCTGCCTGGGCGGCGAGGGCGCGGACCTCGGCAAAGGCAGTCGCGAGCTTAAACACGGCGCGACGAACTTCACCCTCGGCCATGCCGTGAATGGCGGTCAACTGGCTCTGGAAGTCGGCCCACTGCTCATCCATCGCTGCCACCGGCTGTGCAGGGGCAGAGGCGAGGGCGGCGTATGCGGCAAGGGCAGAACGGGACCTTTTGACGGCCTCGTTCCATTGGTCCGCAAAGACCTCAAGCGGAGGCCCGTTTTGCTCATCCAGAAGCGCCTGAAGTGCCTCCGCAAGTTCCATAGTGATGTTGGTGGTCATGGTTCAATCCTCGGTGTAGGCGAACTCGATTCGGGTGATGATGGTGGACGGCTCGCAGCCCTTGTGGGTCTTGCAGAACATGGCGATCCACTCGGTGGGCCAGCAGTAGGTAGGGTGGAGAGCGAAGCCCTCGCGCCGCACTTCCTCGAAGCCGTAATCCATGTCGTCGGTCATCATCCGCAAGGGCTCGCGGCGCACATCCACCACCCGCAGAGGTGCGCGCAACGGCTCGATGGTCTCGCCGGGCCGTAGGCCCATGCACTTGCGCACCGGGCGGATGAGCTCGCCGGGCTTGAGTTGCAGCCAGCCCAGGCGTCGCGTCACATCCTTCGTTCCGGCCTGGATTTGGGGCACGGTGAGGGCAAAGCTCATGTTCCGCATGCTTGGCTGTCCTCTTGTTGGGTGGTGGAGAGGGTGCACGAGCATGGGCCGACGCCATGCCCATATCCGCCCAACGCATCGCACCCTGGTTGGTGTTCCCGGGCTTGGGTGGTTGAGAGGAGGGCGTGGGCGACCTCTAAGGCCACTCCGTCATAATCTTCATGCCATTCGATGCCAGCTCGGTAGTCATTGAGCGAGCAGACGGCTTCTAACAGCGCCTTCTCCAGCTCCTCAATCCGCTGGTGCTGGCGGCGGAGAATTTGAGGCGCACGAGAGTGCCAACGGCCTTGGCCTTGCTCTAGCCAAGCTGCAATCTCCAGCGCTTCCGGTGTCTTGTCGGTCATGTGGTCCTCCATTGAATCCACTCGCCAGGGCCCAGCAGGCCCTGAGCGGCTGGGCTCAGCTCGCAATGGCGTGGCAGTGCACCGCCGGGTCAAACACCGAGAACGAGTTGTCGGGATGCCGCACGTAGAAGGTCGGCTCCATCCGATCCGGGTTGCGGCTTGGCACCTGGTCGCTCACCGTGAAACTGCCGTCGATGTGCTGCTCAAACAGCGTGGGGAGGGTGCTCATGTGATCTCCTGCTGGAGTGGTTGGAAGAAAAACGGGCTCAGGCGGGGAATGGAGGAGGTCGGCCCAGGGAGGAAAGGCCCGCTGTCCCGCCGTCAAAGCCCGGGGAAACTGTTGTCAGGCGGCGGCCTGGTCGAGCACAACGCGCTCGCGGATGCCGTCCTGGATGGCCCACCAGACCGCCATCAGGGCGCGTACGTCCACGATTGCGCTGTGTGCGCCTTCGAGCTTGCGGCCGGTGAAGAACTCGTAGGCCTCGGACAGCTTGGGGGTTTTCGGATGATTGCGGCGCGCGGCGATCATCTTGGCCGTGGGCGGCAGCTTGCAGATCGGCGTGGCAGCGGTTGCGGCGCACAGCGCGGGTGCGGCCTTCCATGCGTCGGCAGCTTCCTGATCGCGGTACCGCATCAGGGCGATGCGGAGGATGCGCATGTCGAAGGCCTCGTTGAATGCGATCCGGCCGCCAGCACGGGCATGCATGGCCATGAACTTCTCCACGGCCTCCGCTTCCGGGATGCCTTCTGCTAGCGCTCGCTCGGTGGTGATTCCGGTGAGCGTTGCCGCCTCCTCCGGAATGACCCAGCCGTCCGGCTTGACCAGCACGTCCATCATGTCCACCTCTTCGCGGGTGGACTCGTTCACGAGGATCGCGCCAACCTGCGTGAGGTGGGGCTGGTGCTTGGCCTCGCTGGGTGCTTTGAAGTCCGGAAAGCCGGTGGTTTCCGTGTCGAAAAAGAGGATCAGGCTCATGGTGTGTGGTCTCGGTAGGTGGGTAAAGGGTGGGGCGGGCCGGAGCTGATCCCGGCATGACTCTTTCGCTCTGTTTCAGCGGGTCCGGTGGTGTTCCAGTTGGCCGCGGCGCCGCGCCGCTCGCATCAGCCTGCGCATTCCGCCCCGTTGATCAGACGGCCTGTTCGATCTCGGCGGCCACTGCCAGGACGTGCGCCGAGATCGCGGCGCAGATCGCTGAGAAGTCGCCTTCGCGATACAGCCGGGCCGAGCGGTCCGTGTGAGCGGTAAAGCCCAGGCTGGCCAGGAAATCCGACGTCATGACGAAGCCCAGGCGCTCGTTGATGACGCCCAGTTTCAGCGTTGGAACCTCAGCGACCGGAGCGCGGTGCACGGGCGCTGCCGCCGGTGGCATCGGCGTAGCCACAGGCACCACCTCGGCGGCGACCTGGGCTGCGGCCTTGGCTGCCAGCTCATCGCGGGCTGCCTGCGCTGCAGCTTCCTCACGGACCAGGGCGGCCTGGTGCTGCTCACCCAGCGCGATCAGCACCTGGGAGCGCAGCTTCACGGCCTCGGCCAAGCGGTCGCCATAAAGGTCTTCGCTGGGCTCGTTGGCCATGATGGCCATACGCTTGGCGTCGATGGCGCCGGAGGGGAGCGGGCCGTACTCCACCAGCGCTGTTTCCAACTGAGCGATGCGCGCATCGATCCGGGCCTTGCGGTCGGCATCCAGTCGCGCCTGGCGCTGCTCTTCCGCCGCCTTCGCGGCTGCGACCTTGTCTGCCTCGGCCTGCTTGTGCTCGGCGATGCGAGCGCGGATCACCATGGCGAAGTCTTCCGGCGCCTTGGTGACGATCTGATGCAGGTCCGGGAACAGGAAGCCGAAGCCGTCAGCCTGCTCACGCAGTGCCGCCATGTTGGAGCGTACAGCGCGGGCGGCCATGTCTGCGGAAATCTTGGACTTGGCCAGCAGGGTGTCCAGCGCCTCCTGCATGCTGTCGAAAGAGCGCAGTCCCTTGATGGCGCCAGCGAAGTCCACCAGGGGCGTCGGCAGGATGGGCGAGGCACCGGGTGCCAGCTCTGCATTCAGTACCGCGTAGTGGTCGTGCAGCGCCGCCCGGGCGCGGACAACCGCCTCTTCCTTGACCTCCGTCTTGCGGCGGGTGACCAGCTTGTCCAGGTCCAGCCGCACGCGGCGTGCCTCGCCGCTGATCTCGTCGATGGTGCGGAACAGCTCGTCGATGCTGCTGGTCTGGCTCAGCGCGTGCTGCTTGGCGGCGGCCAGGCGCTCCTCCACTTCGGAGCACCACTTCACCGCCTTGGCGGCGTCGGCGAAGTCCTTGTCGGTCTTCAGGTCACGGTTCACCGAGCCGATGGCGGCCAGGGCTGTGCGCTTGAAGTCGGCCAAGTTGCTGGAGGTGACCTTGCCGGTGACCTCGATCAGCAGCGCCGGCAGCGCTTCAGGTGCCTTTCCGACCGGTGCAGGCTCTGCGGCTTCGGGCAGCTTGTAGGCTGCCAGATCCTTGGCGAACTGGTCCCAGCCGGCGACGATCTCGGCGCGCAGTGCTGCGTCCGGGAAATACCAGCAGTGCTGCTCCTCCACCAGCTCCTCACCGTTCCACTGGCTGGCCATGAACAGCACCTTCTCGGCGCCGCTGATCATGAGCTGCTGCTCCATCTGCACGCGGTGATAGATGGGCAGCTCGCGGCCGGGATCGCATTCGCGGTACTCCGGAGTCGCAACGCGGCGGAAGCATTCGCGGAGCTCGTTGTTCAGCGCCTTGTGCTCGAAGCCGATGGAATAGTCCAGCGTCAGTCCGTCGAAGCTGGCGGACAAGCGGCCATTCGAGCCGGTGACCGGGTACAGCTCCTGGCCAATGAACTCCTCGGCCAGCGGCCGGGCCAGCGCCTCGGCGCGGTGCCCGTTGTCGTAGCGGCGCTGTGTGCCCTCGTCGATCTCGGCGGCCACGCCCGTGTGCAGCTCGCGCAGCAGCTCGGCGCGCGTCTTGTAGGGAGACACGCCCATCATTGCCGGCGCATCGCTGGCGTTGAAGTGCTGGGCGCGATAGGCCAGCCACTCGGGGCTGCCTTGGCGAAGGTTGTGGATCTTCATTGCTGTTCTCCCTCGGCAGCTTCCATGTCGCGGACGAACGGGTCGTCCACCTCGGCGGCATCCTGCTCAATCACGCCCAGCGCCAGGATGGCTTCCTGCTGCTCAGCGGAGAAAGTGGCCTTGGTCTGCAGCATGGCCAGCAGGTCCGGGGCGCTCTTACGGCCGGACTCGACCACGTTGCGCCAGCCAGGCAAGTTCTTGTCGAAGTCGGCCTGCGGATAGGCGGGCAGGGCGGGGCGGGCGACTTCCTCGGCTTGGCCCATATCGCGCACCGACGGCTGCGACGGCATCACCTGCAGCTCGTCTTCGGTGTAGACACCCAGCAGCGCGTCGGGCGCATACAGACGAGCCCAGTTGCGGGCCTGCAGGTAGCCGAACTGCTGCTTGGGGTTCGTCTGCCACAGTGGCGAGTTCTTCACCTTGATGCCGCTGATGGACAGCCACTCGGTCCACAGCACAGCATCTTCACCGGCGGGGATGAATCCGGCGCGGCACTCCAGATTGTTGCCTTCGCCGCGGAACTCGTAGTGCGGCCGGCCTTTGACCGCGCCGGAGTTCTTCAGCACGGCCACGACGAGCTGTGCCTCATACCCCAGGTTCCCGTTCACAAGGTGCGTTTTGCTGCCCACGATGTACGGGTCCATGCGCCAGCGCATCGCCTGCAGCGTGATGGCCATGCAATCGGCCGGCTTGCCTTGCAGGTGCTTGGGCACCGTGACGCTGCCGCGAGACATGAGGTTGGAGAACTCCATCAGCGCCGTCATGCGCTCGGAGTCGAACAGGAACGCCGACGGATTGCCGAGGTCGGTGTTTGCTGCGATGGCCGTCTGGTTGACGGGGGCGATTTCGGACATCAGAGGCTCCGGTTGAAGAGTCGTTGAAAGAGGTCGCGCAGCAGCTCCAGCGGGCCGCGGCGGCGGAAGCAGGTGATGACCTGCGGTGCGAAGGGGTAGGCGCGGCGCTTCATGCGGGCCTCACGGAGACAAAGCTGTCGGCGCCGAAGAACTCCAGCGCCCATTCCGCGATGTCGCCGCTGCGCTGGCCGATGACCGGCATCTCAATGCGCTGGCCACCGCGCGGACGAACCGCCAGGTGGAAAACGCGGGCATCGCGGTTGTGGATGAACTCGTCGAGCTCAGCCTCAGACAACTTGCAGGCGAAGCGGGCCGTGTCGTCCATGTCGGCCATCTGGTCCAGAGTGACGGCGTTCATGCCGGCACCCGATCGGTCAGTTGGCGGCGGGCAGCATTGGCCAGCTTGCGGGCTGCCGCGGACTGGTCGAGGAACTGCAGCTCACGCGTGGCGTGGTACTCGCGCTGCATCAGCGTCTTTTCCGGCTCCGCTGCCAGAGCGCGGTGCTCCATGGCAGCAGCCAGGTAGTCGTTCGCCTCTCGCAGGCGCTTGGCCAGTTCGGCCTTCAGCGCGGCGCTCACTTGCACTGCTCCGGATGAGCCTTGCAGTCCACGGGCAGGTTGCTCTGCCGCTGGTCCTCGTCGTCGTCACCACCGCCGCCGCAGCCGGTGAGCAGATTGCACAGCATCAGCGCGCACACCAGGGCCATCCACAGCGATGGCGACGATGCGATTTCGCGAAGTCGGTTCATGTTTTGCTCCCAAGTGCGCCGGGGTGGCGCGTTGGGATCAACTATGCGCGCAGGAATATTCCTTGTCAAGCTTGTAGGAATATTTGCACGCAAAAAAATGCCCGCTAGGGCGCGGGCTTGTGGTTCGTGCTTGTACTCAGTCTTGCCAGCTAGCGCATTGCCCATCCGGGCGTCTGTAGCCTGGCCCGCCTCTTGAGCCGCACCCACCAATGAGGAAGAACCGTGCCGGCGCGGCGGGCTTCGCGGAGGCATGGTTGATGATCACGCGGCTGAACTCCACGGTATTCAGTCGGCGGCCATCCCACTCCCAGAACGCTTGCCCTTGAAATCCAAGCCTTGCCAAGCACTGCGGGAACTGTTGATCAAAGATGTCCGAAAACCTGCCGAACTCCGCGGCTTGGGAAGCTCTGGCGATGTCCGGAGCAAGAAGGAAACTGCGTCTGAAGACATCAAACGACTCTTTTGGGCCTTCCAGACAACTGCGTTCGATCTTTGCGTCCGTGGCGGCTCTAACGTCGGCGGGCGCGGTATTTGGCGCAGACCTTCCATCCGCGTAAGCGTAGTCATAGCGCAGCGGAGTGCGCGCCAATTCTGCTGAGACAGCCTGCCAGCGCTCAAGCTCAGAAGGAGCGTGTGAGCATCCCGCAAGCACCGACATCAAGGCCGCGAGCGCCGCTTTCCTCATGACCACCTCCCTTCGACTGCAGTCAGCACTGCCAGGATTTCAAGGCCGTCGCGCTGACTGTCAAGCGGCGCATAGGCCGCGTTCTCGGCGTGTGCTTCCCAACATCCAGGCCTCCCCGCCCGGTAGTACCTGAAACACACTCCACCTGTGCTGTCCCTCAACAGCACTCCGTCGCCAGGTCGCGGAGTCACGCGGCGGTCGAACTGCACCCACGCACCAGACGGCACGCGCGGCGCCATGGCCGCGTCATCAATCTGGACCCGAAACACCGGCGGCAGCTTGTCCCGATCTGTCATCTGGATCTGCTCCCACGTCATTGTTGGGACAGTCTCGACGACCAACTGGCTCACTGAATGAGCCACCCCCACTGCGGGGGATGACCAATTTGGTTCGGGCCCAAGGCCACGTTCGAGCCACGCGGTTGGCACCTGCACGGCTGCAGCGAGCCGCGCGATTGCTGGGGTCTCCTGGGTATCACCCTTCTCAATCTTGGACACGGCCGGCTGTCCAAGCTCGGCAGCCTCGGCTAGCTGCGCCTGTGTCATGTGCCGCATCTTTCGCGCGTGCTGGAGTCTTTGGCCCAGCGTCATGAGTTCTCTTGCCATGAGGGGGATTTAATCCCACTTGAATATTCCCGCAGGACTGGCACAATAGTCCCAAAGGAATGCAAGCCATGGAAGCACGCGACTACGTCATCGCCCTGCTGGGTGCCGGTATGACCCAGGCTCAGATCGCCGAAAAAACCGGCATGGGCCAGCCAACCGTCAGCAAGGTCTATCGGGGAGAAGTGGCCGATGTTCTCTCCCGCAATTACCGCCGCCTTCAGGAATTGCACGCTGAAGTGGTTGGCGACCAAAAGGCGCCCAGCGAAGCCGCCCAGGCCTGAGCCATGCGCGCTCACCTCCACGCCCTCAGCTTGGCCGCCAGCTCCGGCTGGCCGTCCGCTGCCAGGCGCCTGGCCACCAGCTCCCACAGCAGCAAGAGCTTGTCGGCGGCCCAGTCGTGTTCGGCCCGGTTTGGTTCTCGCTTCATCTCTTCCTTCCTGGCTCCCTTCGGGGAGCGCATGTCCTGTGATGCCTTGCAGAGGCGGTTCCCCATTGCGGATGCAACGGTGGATCGGGTCGTGCGCTCCCCGAAGGCCGTCCGGCCTTCAGCCTTCAACAACCGCAATGGGGATTGCATGAACCAAAGTTTTTCCGCAGCCCAATGGAAAGATCGAGACAGCACTGAAAAGGCTTCGACGCTTCCGGGCGCTTTCTTCTCCGACGTGATCGAGCTGCCCCCTCTGCAGCTGGCCAACGTCGCCTTCATCCGCCGCTGCAGCTGGGACTCCAGCCTGCGCTACGCCGTGCAGAACTCCGGCGCCGACGACTACGAGGTCGCCGACGACATTCCGGTCTCGCACAGCTACATGAGCAAGATCCTCAAGGGCACCGCCGGCCTCCACGGACAAAAGCTGGTGACCTTCATGCGCCGCACGCGCTCGCTTGCCCCGCTGCAGTGGCTTGCCGAGCAGATGGGCGCTGAGATCGTTCTCAAGGACAGCCAGGCCCAGCGCATCGCCGCGCTGCAGGCCGAGCTGCGGGAACTGCAAGGAGTGCGGGCATGAGCCAACACGACTACGAAGCGCCGTACTACCAGTTGGCCGAACTGCTCTTCAGCCTGGGCTGGCGCCCCGACTTTGATGCGCAGTACACGAACCTGCGCGACAACCTGCACAAGGTGACTGCCATCACACACCCCGCGACGACGCGCAAGCTGCGCGACGAATTTGCGGCGAAGGCCATGGCGGCACTGATTGGAATGGTTCCCGGCGGCACAGCCTTCGGCCCGAGCCATCCCGAGCAGAACGCCGGCCTTGCGAGGTGCGCTTACACGCTGGCCGACGCCATGCTGAAGGCGAGGTCGGCATGACCAGCACATCCACCGAAGCGGTCATCCGCCACCGCGGCGACAACTGCCGCTGCGCCACCGAGCTGGGCACCGAGCAGCAGTGCAAGGCCTGCGGCGACTGGTGGCCCCTGGACTCCACCTTCTGGCATGTCGCTTCCCGCGGTAGCTGGAAGTGCGTCTGCAAGTACTGCTCCAAGGTCATCCGCCGCGGCAAGGAAGCGCAGCCCGTCGCCCGGCCGGTGCCGGAGGTGTTCCGGGCGGTGCAGTGGGGGGCGCAATGACCGCCATCACCCGCCCCGCGCTGCGCTACCACGGCGGCAAGTTCCGCCTGGCGCCGTGGATCCTGCAGTTCTTTCCGCCGCACCACATCTACGTCGAACCGTTCGGTGGCGGCGCGTCGGTGCTGCTATTGAAAGACCGAAGCTACGCGGAGATATACAACGACCTTGACCTCGAGGTCGTGAATTTCTTTCGCGTGCTGCGGGAGGCCAATCTGGCGGAGCAGCTGCAAAAGGCCCTCTATTTGACGCCGTTCTCGCGGGATGAGTTCCGAGACGCATACGCAGAGACCACAGACCCAGTGGAAGGCGCTCGGCGCACGCTAGTCCGCAGCTTCATGGGCTTCGGCACGACCACGCTGCGGCACAACCGAACCGGCTTCAGGGCGAAGGCGAATCGCCAGACCCAGCCCGCCCAGATCGACTGGACGAACTACCCGGCGCATGTGGCCACATTCACCGAGCGCCTCCGCGGTGTGGTGATCGAGAACAGGGACGCTCTGGAGGTGATGGCCCAACAGGACACCGAGCGCACGCTGTTCTACGTGGACCCACCGTATCCGCACGAAACGCGCTCGGCGATCAAGAGCCACAACGACCAGGCCTACCGCCACGAAATGACCACCGAAGACCATCAGGCGCTCGCAGCGACGCTGCATAGCCTGAAGGGAATGGTGGTCCTGAGCGGATACGCGTGCGAACTCTACGACCGTCAGCTATTCGCCAACTGGGAACGTCACGAGCGCGTCGCCATGGCCGATGGCGCACGCGAGCGCACCGAGGTGGTCTGGCTCAACCCCGCCTGCAGCGCGGCGCTCGAGCGAAGCCGCGGTGGACTGTTTGCCGCCGCCTGAATCAACAGAGGCAGATCCTTGAACTACTACGAGCATCACATCGGCGACTACGACAGCGCGACAGCTCATCTGTCCGTGCTGGAGGACGGCATCTACTCGCGTCTGCTGCGCGTGTACTACCGCACCGAGCGTCCGATCCCTGCGGACCTGAAACAGGTTTGCCGCCTGGTTCGAGCCTCCAGCAAGGCAGAACGTGATGCGGTCAGCGCTGTGCTCGAAGAATTTTTTGTTCTGGCCGACGACGGCTGGCACAACGAAAGGTGTGATTCCGAGATCGCGCGCTACGCCGATGGAGAGCCCGAGCGGGAGATCAAAAAGGCCAACGAGTCAAACCGCTTGAAGCGCCACCGCGAGGAGCGTGCGCGGCTTTTTAAGCTGCTCACTGATGCCGGCCAGCATGCCCCCTGGAACGTCAGCATGAGCGAGTTGCGCGAGCTCGTGAAACGGCATTTGCAGCCGTTACCTGCAACGGCACCTGCAACGCCTGCTACGGCTACCCAGACACCAGACACCAGACACCAGACACCAAAAGAAGAAATAGGGCGCGCTACTGCCAGCACTGTTGGCGCGCGCTCACGTGACGAATCGCCCGACACCACCGGCCACCAGCCCACCCCCGCCGGACTCGCCTGCCGGGCGATGAAGGCCAAGGGCCTGGCCCAGGTCAACCCCGGAGACCCCCGCCTTCTGGCGCTCATCGCCCAGGGCGCAACCGTCGAGGAGTTCGAGGGCATCGCCGAGGAGGCCGTGGCCAAGGGCAAGGGCTTCGCCTGGGTCCTCACGGTCCTGGCCAGCCGACGCGAGGAGGCCGCACAGCTGCGCCTCGCCCCCACCCAGCAGCAGCTTGACGCCCAGGACCCCGAGGCCTGGACCCGCAACTGGACCCAGGTCGAGGACCGGGCCCTGAACCTCGGCATGAACCGCTGGAACGCCGCCGACGCCCTCACGGGCCGCGGCATGACCCGGGGCCAGTACCTCGCCGAGGTCAAGCGCCGCTTGGCCGCAAAGGAGCAAACCGCATGAGCACGAAACGCGATCAGCGCATCGCCGACGAGACCCTGCAGCACGACGCCGCGCTCATGTGCCGTGTCGGTGGCTGCCCGAACCCCTGGTCCGTGGACGGCCCCGCCGGACGCTGCTGCAGCGCCCACGCATGGGCCCAGCCGCACCAGTGGGCCCGCATCACCGACGAGCAGCTCGACGCCCAGGCCCGTCGGGCCATGCGCGCCAGCCAGGAGCAGCCCAAGCCCCGCAAGCGGCCCATGACGATCGACGAAAAGCGCGCCATCGGCCAGAAGCTGCGCCAGGCCATCCGGCAGCAGGGCGGCCGCCAATGGGCCCACAAGCTCCGCGATCGCGAGCAGCGCGGCGAGAAGCTGACCGAGGCCCAGCGGTCCATGTGGCGCGATGCCTTGGGCGTGCACGACGAGCCGGCCCAGGCACCCCTGGTCGAGCCCGCACCGCAGGCCGAGTTCGACGATGGGCCCTACATCGCCGACGTCCAGGACGAGCTGGAGGCAGCGCCATGGTGACCCATGCCATCACCCACGACGTGCCGCCACCGGCAGCCCGCCAAGGCGCCTTCAAGCGCTGGCCCTTCGACCGCATGAGCCCCGGCGACTCCTTCGTCGTCCAGGCCACCGAGATCACCGCCGCTCGCAAAGCCGCGTCGAAGTACGGCGCCTACAACGGCGAGCGCTTCACCACCGAAACCCAGCCAGACGGCACGCTGCGCGTCTGGCGGATCGCGTAAGGAGAAACCCTGTGAACCACCATTCGAAAAACTTCTGTTGCGACGGCAGCTGCAACCAGGGGCGCGAATGCCCCCAGCGCTTGCGCATCAAGCCCACAAGCGCCGAACGCGATGCAGCTAAGGGGGTGGTGGCCACCGCCTACCGCAAAGGCCTACTGGACGTTTTCTTGACGCTCTTCGCCGTTCTGGCCTGCGCCAGCGTGGTGAGCCTGTTCGGGGTGGCACCATGAGCGCCGTCACCTTCGTCGTCCCTGGGCAGCCTCAAGGCAAGGGCCGGGCCAAGATCGTGAAGATCGGCGGCTTCTCGCGCATGGCAACGCCCGCGAAGACCGTCGCGTATGAGGGGCTGGTGGCACACGCGGCGCAGATGGCACTCGCGGGTCGGCCGTTGCTCCAAGGCCCAGTCCATGTGCGCCTGGCCGTCGAGTGCCAAGTGCCAGGCAGCTGGTCGCAGAAGAAGCAGCGCGCAGCCATCAACGGCGAGGTCATGCCCACCACGAAGCCGGACATCGACAACGTCATCAAGGCCGTCTTCGACGGCTGCAACGGCGTGCTGTGGAAGGACGATGTGCAGGTGGTGCAGGTCACCGTGGTGAAGCAGTACAGCGCCACGCCTTGCGTGCGGTTCGCCGCGGTGGAACTGCAGCCGGTGTCGGCTGACCAGCCGCAGCGCGAGCTGCTGGGAGAGCCGGCATGAGAAAGCACTGCCACCGCCGCCCGCGCGAGCTGGTTAACCCGCTAACGCGCATGCAGGTCGCGCCCAAGGCCAAGCGCGACCGCGTGATGCTGACCTTCCACACCGCGCTGGAGGCAATCGCCGCCGGCCAGCACCCGGGCGAGGAAGAGTGGCGCAGTCTGTCCGACGCCATCAACACGCTGGAGACCATGGTGCTGATGGGCAAGCTGCTCGACCACGAGGTCATGCCGCTGGTCGATCAGTCCATCGCCGCCATGGTGGGTGCCGCCAAGCGGTACCGGGCAGGGCAGGGCATGCGCCTGGACGGCCCCGGCCTGATCGCGCTGCGCCAGGTGATCGACGTCTACGACCAGTGCCTGCAGGGCTTCACCGAGGCCGAGATGGCCAAGGCCCAGCAGGAAACCCAGAACCGGCTCAACGCGCTGCTGCGCGCCAAGACGAAGCCGGCCAACCTCGTGATGGTGTGACATGAGCCACGACAACGACCAACGCGGCCAGGCCGCCAGCATGGTGACGCCGGTGAGCCCTGGGCTGCACATCCGCTTCCTGTGCCCCGTGTGCGGCAAGCCTTCCTCGCAGACCGGCTCCAAGCTGCGCCACATCCAGGGGCTGCGCCAGCGCGTGTGTGCGACGTGCCATGAGGAGCTGTCGAAGTGAAGACCGTCACCCTCATCACCAGCCAGCACGTGGACAGCGCCAGCGAGGCCTGGCGCGCCGAGTGCGCGGCCCGGTATGAGGAAGCGCTGCGCGTGGCCCGCATGGCCACCAACCGCGAGCGCCGCGACCACGTCGACAAGGTCCGCGCCTCCCGCGGAGATCTCGCCGCCGACCGCCTGCGCGCGGTGGCCAAGCAACTGATCGAAGGAGCATGAGCATGCGCACCCCGAACGAGCCCACCGACAACTTCAAGCTGCCGCCCGTGGCGCCCAAGCCTGCACCGCAGCCACAGCCCGAGGTCTGGAAGCCCACCGGCACGCCCGGCATCCAGCAGGACCAGAACGGCAGGCTGAGGACGGATCTGCCGGACCCGTACAAAGGAATCACGATCTGACCGGCACCGATCCGGCCGCCGTTGGGAGCACACCATGACCACAACCATCACGCTACCGCTGCACACCCGGAAGAAGCGCGACTGGTTCCGCATCCTGCGTGACCTCAGCGCTGCCGGCGTGTCCATGTCCCTCGTGGCCCGCAAGTGCGGCCTGCACAGCAGCACCGTGCGCATGTGGGCCGAGGGCAGCGAGCCCAAGGAATCCGACGCCCGCACCGTGCTGGCGATCTATGCCCGCGTGTGCCCGGCCAAGTACCGGGAGCACCAGGCCCAGTTCAGCATCCGCGCCGAGATGGAACGGACAGTGGACGAGGGCGAGAACTTTGATCTGCCTTTCGTTGACGACACCGACGAGTGACGACCATGCCCATCAAGAAAGACTTGAGTGTGCTCACCCACCTGCAGCGCCTGTTCGTTGATGAATACCTGATCGACCTAAACGCATCGAAGGCAGCACTTCGGGCCGGCTACAGCGCGAAGACTGCGGGCCGAATTGGCTCATACCTGCTGGAGAAGCCGAAGGTTGCGGCCGCCATTGAGGAGGCCATGAAGGAGCGCGCCAACCGGACCAACATCACAGCCGACCGCATCCTGCAGGAGCTGGCCCGCGTGGCGTTCTTCGACATCCGAAAGCTCTACAACGAGGACGGCTCCATGAAGAAGCCGACCGAGCTGGACGACGAGACCGCGGCCGCACTGGCCGCCGTGGAGACCATCGAGGGGCTGGAGAAAGAGGCCGGCGCCACCACCACCTGGACCCGCAAGATCAAGGCGGTGGACAAGGTCAGCGCCCTGACGCTGGCGATGCGCCATCTCGGCATGCTGCGGGACAAGGTGGAGCACTCCGGACCCGGTGGCCAGCCCCTGCCGGCCATGGCGCCGGTGTTCAACGTGACGCTGTCAACCGACGACGAATGACCCAGAACCCGCCCCGCTTCGACATCAAGTTCACGGCCAAGCAGTCGCGGGCCGTCAAGTCTCCGGCAACGGAGATCCTCTACGGCGGCGCGGCCGGCGGCGGCAAGTCCTACTTCATGCGGGCCCTGGCGATCATCCTGTGTGGGCTGATCCCTGGGCTGAACGTCTACCTGTTCCGGCGTCTGTACGACGACCTGATCAAGAACCACATCGAGGGCACCGGCGGATTCCCGGAGATGCTGTCCGAGCTGGTGCTGTCCGGCCACGTCAAGATCGTGGAGAACGAGGTCAGGTTCTGGAACGGGTCGAAGATCTTCCTCTGCCACTGCCAGTACGAGAAGGACCGCTTCAAGTACCAGGGCGCGGAAATCCACGTGCTGCTGATCGACGAGGCGACCATGTTCACCGAGAAGATCTACCGCTTCCTACGGGGCCGGATGCGGGCGCCAGGCCTGAAGATGCCCAAGTGGGCCATCGACTACTTCAAGGCGCAGTTCGGCGTGGAACTGTCCGAGAAGATCCCCCTCGCGATCCTGGGCAGCAACCCCGGCAACATCGGACACCAGTGGGTGAAGTCGTCGTTCATCGACGGCGTGAAGCCCTACGAGGTTCGCCGGATGCCGGCCAAGGAGGGCGGCATGCTGCGCCAGTTCATCCCCGCCAAGCTGCAGGACAACCGGCACGTTGATGCGGAGGATTACGAGGCAAAGCTGATGGGCCTGGGGTCCGAGGAACTCGTCCGGGCGATGCTCGACGGGGATTGGGACGTGGTGGCCGGCAGTTTCTTCGACATCCTGCGCCGCGACGTGCACGCGCTCCCGCCATTCACGCCGCCCAAGCACTGGACCCGCTTCCGCTCGATGGACTGGGGCTCTGCCAAGCCGTTCTCCGTGGGCTGGTGGTGCGTCGCAGAGGGCGGCGAGTGGGTGAAGTTCAGCGACGGAAAGGAGCGCATGCTGCCGCAGGGCGCCATCGTGCGCTATCGCGAGTGGTATGGCGTGAAGAAGGACGAGCAGGGCAAGGTGATGCCTGACGTGGGCCTGCGGCTGAGCGCTGAGGCGGTGGCGCGCGGCATCATGGAGCGCGAGGCCGGAGAGAAGATCGACGAGAACCTCAGCGTGTGCGACCCGTCCATGTGGAAGGAGGACGGCGGCCCCAGCTTCGTGGAGCGCATGCTCAAGTGCGACCCCAAGCGCCCCGGTCAGTTCGTAGGGCCCAGGTTCCGAGCCGCTGACAACAGCCGCGTGCAGGGCTGGCAGCAGATGTACGACCGCATGAAGTACCAGGAGATGGACCACGGCGAGCCCATGCTGTACGTGGTGGAGACCTGCTACGACTGGTGGCGCACCGTGCCGGCCCTGATGCACGACGAGAAGAACATGGAAGACCTGGACAGCCGGATGGAGGACCACGCCGCCGACGAGACGCGGTATGCCTGCATGGCGCGGCCGGTCAGCCGCGTTCCCAAGCCCAGGAAGCTGGCCGGCGGCCCGAAGCCATTCACCTTGGAGTGGGTCCTCGCGCAGAAGTAGCGCGAAAACCCAACGCGCGCGCGGGCCCAATGGTCCGCATGATCTCCGCAGCCAACGTAGCCCCCGACTTCAGCCAGCGCCGCGACCTGACCGCGTCAGAACTGCGCCGCCTGGATGACCTGTGCGTCGTCTTCGAACACGAGGGGCGCGACAGCGACATGCAGCCCTTCTACGTGTTCACCGTCGGCGGCACGCTTGACGGCCTGCCGGTGGGCAGCGTGCAGGGTGGTTGCACCGTGGGCGGCGACACGATTGTCATCAGTGGCGTGGACAGCGTCGAGGCTGCCACCGAGATTGCGGCGGTGAACCTGGAAGACACGGTCCGCGCTCTGGACGCCGAGGCCGCTGCCTTTCTGCAATCGAAGGCCGCCCTGGAGCGCCTGAACAGCGTCGGCTTCCTGGAAGTCATCAACCAGGCCATCAAGCCCGACAGCGACAAGTCCGACCAGTTCGTCGCCGACATGGAAGCGATCCGACCCCTGCGCGGCGACGGGATCATCCTGGCCGCCGGTGGTGTGGTTGGCCCCGACGAGCCCAAGACCTGAAACGAGCCTCCCCGGGTTTTCAACCACCACGCGAAAGGAAGCGCCATGAAGAAGAAGGGCAAGGGCGGCGGCGGCAAGAAGCGCTGCTGATCAGCCGGCCGGTCAACCCGGCCGTTTTCATGGGGCGGTGCGGCCCCTCGCTTCGCACCCGGCTGGCAGGGCCGTTCTCTGCATAGGAGACCATCATGTCCAACAAGGTACTCACCATCGGCTCTGCAGGCGCTGCGGGCGGCCTGATCACCATCAGCGGCGCCACCAACGCGACGCCCATCGTCATCACGCTTGGCGCTGGCCACGGCCTGAAAAACGGTGACCGCATTGCCATCGCTGGCGTCACCGGCAACACCAACGCCAACGGCGAGTGGACGCTGGCGAGCGTCGGCGCCACCACGGCAACGCTGGTCGGCTCGGTCGGCAACGGCGTCTTCGGTGGAACTCCGCGCGTCGCGACCATCTTCGATGCCACCCCCGGCATGCGCAACCACTCCGCAGCCCTGCACCTGTGGGGCAACGGCGTGGCCACGCTGCTGCTGGAGGCCTTCGAGAGCTACGCTGAGTTCGCGGCCGGCAACAACGCGCAGTTGGGCATCGTCCCCGCGCCGGTGCTGTCGCCTGGTCTGCCGGGCATCACCAACACCTCCGCGTCGGCGGCATCGTCCAGCACGGTGGCCAGCTCGTCCATCGTGGTGGCGGCCACCAACCAGGGCATGGTGATGGAGATGAAGATGCCGCGCTATCTGCGCGCCAGCCTGTCGGCCTACACGTCCGGCACGCTGGGCGTGTCCGTCGAGGCGTAACCGGAGCAACGCATGGCGGGAGAGCAAGTCATGGACGCAAGTCAACCACAGCGGGCCGGTTACGGCGAGAGGGAAGTGTCCGACCAAGACAAGAAGCTCTCGTCCGACTACCAGCGGCGCGTGGAGACCGCGCTCTCCCGCCCCTGCGTGAAGGACACCTTTCACGAGTTCGAGCACAACCGCACGCGGCTGAGAGGCTTTGAGCCCGGCGACGGCACGCAGAAAAAGCGCCTGCGCTCGAACCTCTATTACTCGAACCTGGCTTCCATCCGTCCGCAGATCTACGCCAAGGACCCGGAGTTCAGCGTCGAGCCCACCTCCGGCGTTCCGACCGAGCAGGTACCGCTGGTGCGCAAGTTCGGTGAGACGGCCCAGACCGTGCTCACGCAGATGCTGGTGGTGGACTGCAAGCTCAAGAAGAAGGCCAAGCGCCAGTTGACGAGCGCCTACGCCACGTCAGTGGGCTGGCTGAAGCTGTCCTGGCAGGAAGAGCGGCAGAAAGACCCGCAGATTCAGGCGCGGATGGACGACACACAGGACAACATCGCTCGGCTGCAGCAGCTGCGCGACTGCCTGGAGGACCCGCAGGCCGGATCGGATCAGGACCTGGAGCTGGCCCAGCTACGCGAGACGCTAGCGGGCCTGCAGAGCCAGTCCGAGATCGTCATCTGGCGTGGGCTGGTGCTGGACTTTGTGCTCTCCGAAGACATCCTGGTGCTCGACAGCAGCGTCCGCGAGGTGACTGACTACGAGCGCTCCGAGGCCATCGCCCACCGCGTGTGGATGACCCGCGCGGCCTACGTGAAGGCATTTGGCTACGACCCGAAGAAGGCCAAGACCTATAAGCAGGCCGGCGGCGAAGGCAAGGAGCAGGCGCCGGCCACCATGTCCGGCAACAAGGGCAGCAAGGACGACGACCTGCTGTGCGTCTGGGAGATCTGGGACAAGTCCCAGAATCGCGTGCACACCATCTGCATGGGCGAGGAGGGCTTTTGCCGTCCGTCGTTCTCTCCGGACTGGACGGCCCGACGCTGGTATCCCTTCTACCTGCTGGCCTGGAACGAGGTGGACGGCGGCATGTATCCGCTGGCAGACGTGTCGCTCATCAAGCCCCTTGTCGACGAGTACAACGAGGCCCGGGACGACTTCGTACAGGACCGGCGCGACTCGCGGCCGTTCACGGTGGGCCGCAAGGGCGGCTCACTCACTGACAACGACCTGGCCAACATCCGCAACCGCAAGGGCAACGACCTGATCATGGTCGAGGGCGCCGGCAACAACCCCATCACGAACGACCTAGCGGCCATCACGCTGGGCAGCATCGACCCACGCAACTACGACACCGCGCCGGCTCGCGCCGACATCGAGCAGATCCTGGGCGGCGGCGATGCAAGCCGCGGTTCCGTGCTCCAGGCCAAGACCGCCACCGAAGCCGAGATCCTGAGCCAGGGCCTGCGGGGCCGCAGCGCCGAACGCCAGGACATCCAGGAGGACCTGCTGTCCGATCTGGGCAGCGACTCGCTGCAGATCTGCCTGAGAAAGCTGAGCGAGTCCGAGGTCAAGCGCATCGCCGGGCCTGATGCTCAGTGGCCGCAGCTCAGCGCCGAGGAGATCTTCGACCAGGTGACCGTGCGCGTTCGTGCTGGCTCCACCGGCCGTCCAGATCGCCTGCAAGAGCAGGACCGGTGGACGAAGCTGCAGCCGGTCATCAAGGAAACCGTCATCACGGTGGCAGACCTCTACTCGAAGGGCCAGGTCCAGCTCGGACAGGCCCTGGTGGAGATGCTGCGCGAGACGCTGCGCCGCTTCGACGAGCGGATCGACCTGGACGCGCTGCTGCCCAAGCCGCCGGAGCAGGGCCAGCAGGACCCCACCCTGCTGATGCAGCAGGTGCAGGAACTCCAGATGAAGGTCAAGGACCTGACCGAGCAACTGGAAAAGGCACAGGAAGAGGTGGAGAAGGGCTATGTCACTGCCGCAACCAGCATCGCAACCTCTGCCAACCCCGCGGCCGCCGCCATCGCGTTCGTGCAGTCCCTGCAGGTGGTGCGCTCCGTGGAAAGCTCCGAGAAAACCCCCGAGCCACAGTCCGACGATATGGGTACGCCGATGCCGCCTGAGCAATCGGTGACCGACGACTAAACCAACAGCCCACAGACCGCCATGCTCAAACTTTTCTTCCTCAGAAAGGCCCCCCGGTACCAAAAGCCGGAGGACGGCGACGGATCAAACCTGGGAGGAGGCGTTGGCGTCCTCGAATCCCAGGCGCCGGCTCCAGCGCCTGCTGAGGCAGCGCCCGCTGCGCCGAGCCCGGCGCCCGCGCCAGCTCCTGCTGGTCCTGCTTCCATGCTGGAAGCCATCGAGCGAGGCCTGGGCCAGTCGGCCGCCGCGCCTGCTCCAGCGCCCGGTGCGTCGCCTGCTCCGGCCGGTGCACAGCCCCGCGATGAGCTGGGCCGCTTCACTCACAAGAACGCACAGGGCCAGGCGGTCGATGAGCAGGGTAACCTCGCCCCCGATCAGGCAGCCGCCCTTGCCGCCCAGGAAGCCGCCAAGCAGAAGCCGCCCGGCGCTGAAGATCTGACCCAGATGCCCGAGGGCCTGGGCCAGAAGGCACAGGAGCGGTTCCAGAAGCTCGCGAACACCAACCGCGATCTCACGGCCAAGGTCGAGCAGTACGAGCAGAGCGTCAACGCCATGCGGGAGATCTGGACCGAGAACCAGGTTCAGCCCGAACAGTTCCAGATGGCCATGGGCGTCATCGGCGCCATGAACCGCGGCGACTATGTCGGCGCCATGCAGGCGCTGCAGGAGCAGTTGCAGCAGCTCTCCGTTCTGGCTGGTCAGGCCCCCGGGCAAATCGATCCGTTGGCCGAGTTCCCGGACCTGCGCCAGAAGGTCAACAACTTCCTGATTGCGGAGGAAGACGCACTGCAGATGGCGCGCGCCCGCCGCATGGAGCAGATGGGTCAGCAGCGCATGCAGGCCCAGCAGCAGCAACAGCAACGCCAGCATGAGCAGGACCAGCAGGCGCAGCGGCAGCAGCAGGAGCTGCACACTGCCCTCAAGGCGGTGGACGACTTCACCAAAGAAATGGCGCGCGCCGACCTGGACTATCCGCACATTGAGGCCCAGCTTGAGCCGGTGCTGAAGGACATGCTTCAAAGCGTGCCGCCAGCTCAATGGCTGCAGGTAGTCAAGACGCAGTACCAGCTCATCAAACGGGTGGCGACGCAAAGCCGTGGCGGCGGATCCGCTGCGCCTGCCGCCCAACCGCTCAGGCCCACCGGCACCGTCGCAGGCGCCGCCAAGCCGGGCAACATGTTCGACGCGATGTGGGCCAACCGCTGACCGTCACCGCGCGATAACGCTGGCCCCGCGCACCAGCACCAGGGTGGCACCGCCCCGGCGCAAGCCAAGCGGTGCAGTCAGGCGTGAGCCCAGGTCGCCGAGGGCATGTGGGACGCATTTGCGGGATTCGTCCGCCGCGAGCCGCCGGGCCAGCCCGGTTTCACATGCACATGGAGGACACCATGCCGTTTTCCGCTCAAGACATCCAAGACGCCGGCAAGGCCGGTCTCGACTTCTATCTGGCCAACAACCCCGTCGATCAGGTCGCCGTTGACCGCGTGCTGATGGTGGCGCTGCAGGCCAAGAAGAAGAACGCCCCCGGCGCGAAGCAGTTCATCGTCGAGCAGCTGCGCAAGGGCTACCAATCCAACTTCCAATGGTTCAACGGCTCGCAGGTCGTGACGTACAACCGTCGCGCCACCCTGGAGCAGGCGAACTACGCATGGCGCTCGTGCCACGACGGCTTTGCGCTGGACGAGGACCGGCTGGCCCAGAACGGTATTCAAGTGACCGATGACCGCGGCCCCAGCAACGCCAGCCAGGCCGAAAAGATCCAGCTCACCAACCTGTTCGAAGAGCAGTCGGAAGTGCTGCGCCTGGGCTTCCAGGAGCAGTTCTCCTACGCCCTGCACGTGGACGGCTCTCAGAGCCCGGACGCGATCACCGGCCTGGACGCGCTGGTGTCGCTGACCCCGACCGTGGGCGTGGTGGGCGGCATCGACCGCTCGGTCGCGGCCAACGCCTACTGGCGCAACAACGTGGCCACCGGCCTGACGACCACGACCGGCACCGGCACCATCCTGAACCAGATGGAGGTCACCTACCGGAACTGCCGCCGCAACGGTGGCCGCCCGGATCTGATGATCGCCGGATCCAACTTCATCGACGGCTATCGCAACTTCATGCTGAACAGCTTCGGCCGCGTCGATTACGGCGTCCAGGCCTTCGGCAAGAGCGTGAGCGGCGGCACCGAGGAACTGATGTTCCAAGGCACGGAGATCAAGTGGGCACCGGAGTTCTCGGACCTGGACGCGCGCTTCGCGCCGGCCACGCCCTGGGAAAAGCGGATGTACATGCTCAACACCAACACCATCCGGCTGCGCCCGCTGGAAGGTCACGACATGATCACCCGCAAGCCGCCGCGCGCCTATGACCGTTACGAGTACTACTGGGCCATCACCTGGCGCGGTGGCCTGACCATGAATCGGTCCAACGCCAACGCCGTTCTGGCCCTGGCCTAACGGCACCCCGGCGGCGGCTGCTTCGGCGGTCGCCGCCTCCTGTTTCCAGATCCTGCAGACGGCGGTCGGCAGGGCCTTTTGGCCGGGGAGCTGCGCAGTTGCCTCCCGGTCCTTTTTGACCGCCACATCCACAGCCACAGATGGAGATCCACATGGCCCGCATCCAGAAGACCGCCCCCGCACCTGCTGACCGTGAACTGCCGCGCCGCGTGCTGGTTCGCATTGGTGGCGACATCACGTCCTCGCTGCCCCGCATCGTGTGGCAGCACGAGGTCCCGATCCTGGAAGAGATCTGGGGCGAAGGCAACGTGGTCGAGCTGGATCCGGCGGTGCTGGACGACGGCTACACCGACAAGATCAGCCCGGCCCTGCTGCCGCACAACAAGAAGCAGGATCTGATCCAGCGCCCGTCCGAAGTGGCCGGCATCGGCTTCGTGTTCGTCGGCGATGCCCGCAGCGAATACGACCGCCTGGCAGAGGTCTACGGTCGCCACACGGACCACAACATCCCGTATGTGGAGCATGTCTACGGCCGGTTCCAGGACCGTCGCTTCGAGCGCATGCTGGGCCTGCCCGACTTCAGCGACATGCCCGACGCGCAACTGCGCGAGATCGCCATCGCCCACGGCCACCTGCCGACGGTCAATCAGGACTCCACGAAAGAGGAGCGCCTGGCCCAGGCCGAGGAGCGCCGCAAACTGTTCACGATGAGCCGTGAGCAGCTGCTGGAGCTGGTCACCAACCTGGCCGGCGAGCTGGCCTGAACGGCCGCCGTCTTCATCCACCACCGGAGAGCACCATGCCCCTGTTCCTGATCGAGAAAGACTCCTCCACCAAGATCCCGAAGGACTGCAGCCTGGAGGAGGCCAAGGCCTTCCTGGAGCAGGGCTTCGGCGTGCAGCGCATTGGCGAGAACGGTGAGCTGCTGCCCTTGGACGAAAACCCGTACATCGATCCGTCGTACGAGGAGAAGCTGAAAACCCATCAGGAAGCCGAGCAGGCCGAAGAGGCCGGCAGCGATGATGCCCCGGACGAGGTTCAAGCCGAGCAGGCTCCGGATCCTGCACCGGCCCGCAAGACCGCCAAGAAGGGGAAATAAGCCATGCCGCTGTTTCGCACCCTCGGAGACCTTCGCGCTGAGCTGCTGGCCCGCCTGGGCATGGGCGCCATGGGCGCGTCCGGGGGCGCGAACGGCGCGCTCGTCAACAGCTTCCTGCGCAATGGCCAGGCCCAGCTCTACGCACTGCAGGACTGGAAGCACCTGACTGACTTCTACGACATCACCACCGGCGCCCAGCAGAACACCTACGACTACCCGACCCAGGGCACGTTGCAGGCTTCAGGGTGCTCGCAGTACCAGCGCGTCCTGCGTCTGGAGACGAAGGTCAACAACCAGTTCACGACGCTGCGCGAGGGCATCACCACAGAGATGTGGAACACGATGGACACGCTCAGCCAGCCGCAGCGATATGACCGCCTGGCGCAAATCCTGGTCTATCCCAAGGCGGATGCCGCCTACACGCTGCGCGTCTGGTTCGTGGCCGACCTTGGGCGCTTCACAGAGGACAACGACCGAGCGACCATCGATGACGAGATGATCCTGCTGCACGCGATCACGAACGCCAAGGCGCACTACCGCCACCCGGATGCGCAGATCTACCAGGGCCAGCTCAACACGCTGCTGGCCAAGATTCGCGGCCAGTCCATCGGCAGCAATGGCGTGTTCCGGCGCGATGACGGACGGACGATGGAGCCCAAGCCCGCAGTAGTTGGGCGCGACGTTCCGTAAAGCTGCGCGAATTCTCCCCGGCCGCCCGCGCACGATGCGGGCATGCCAAGCGTCACCTTCAACGACTTCTCCGGCGGCCTCGATCTGCGGCTGCCGATCAACGTCCAAGACGCGTCGCGCCTGTGGGTGCTGCGCAATGCCTATGTGACGCTCGGTCGGCGCCTGAAGAAGCGCCCTTGCCTGAAGCGCCTGGCGGACTACACGCTGACGGGCTCCTATGGCCTGGAGAACGTCAACGGGCAGTTGGCAGTCTTTGTCCCGCGTGGTTCTCCAATCACGCTTCCAACGGCGATGGCCACGATTCAAAGTGGGACCTCGTTTAAGCCGCTGGTGACGCAGTACCAACTCGACATACCGTCCATTGCCGACGCGTCTGCCAACCTCATTGGCATCAACTACGCAGACATTTTCCAGGGGTATCCGTATGTCGTGGCGAAGTACCTGGTTCAGTACTCGCCATCTATGCCCAACCCAACACAGTTGGCCTACTACCACCACTATGTTGACACCAACCCCAGCACCCTGATTGCGGACGTCAACTGCCCGCGCACGCCATCGGCGACCAAGGCAGCCTCCCGCATCTTCGCAATCAATGGCGAGACGGTACGCTATTGCGCCGCCGGTGCTGCTCGCAATTGGACGACGGCCAGCGATGCCGGATTCCTGCCGGTGGCGCTGCAGCAAGACACGAAAGAGCCGTGCACCGCGGTGGGCACTTTCCAGGACTCGCTCGTGGTGTTCTTCCCGGAGGGTGCTCAGATCTGGGATGTGGCCGTGGACCCCAGCGCCAACCAGATCCGCAAGCGCATCTATGGTGTCGGGACCAACTATCCGATGACATTGGCGTCATGGGCCCTGGACCTTGGCTTCCTGAGCCAGTTCGGTTTTCGCTCCATGACCGTGGCCGCGAACACCGATCGCATTGACGACACGGATCTGGGCGTTCCCATCGATGCACCGGTGGTCGATGACATCGCCACATCCAATGCGCTGAGTTTCGTCTCTCGCATCGAACCGTTCGGCGCCTGGATTCCTCAGCTCGGCCAGTACTGGTGCGTGTTCGACAATGGCGTCACGTCCAAAGTGTGGGCCTACAGCTTCAGTAAGTCGGCCAAGATCGGCTGCTGGTCGGAATACACGCTTCCGGTGCGCGCCACCGCGCTGGCATCCCTCGGCGGCAAGGTGTATCTGCGCACCGCCAGCGCGCTCTACGAGATTGACGCCGGCACCTTCACGGACGACGGAACGCCTGTCCCGGTCGAAGTGCAGATGGCATTCCAAGATGCCAAGTCGCCGGGTGTGAGCAAGCAATTCACCGGGGCCGATTACGTCATGGTGGGCGGCGCCGACGTGTCGTTCAAGTACGACCCGCGCGATCTGGGCAAGGAGAGCATCCCCCAGAACATCTCCGGCGACACGCGGCCCGGAGACGTGATCCCCGTCGAGATCCAGGCGACCGCCCTGGCGCCCGTTTTCCGCCACCAGGCGGACGAGGACTTCGAGCTGACGCAGGCCACCTTCTATTTCCAGGTGCTGGGCGCGATCCGATGACGCTGACCGAGTTGACCCTGGCGGACGCGATCAGCGTGGTCGGCCGAATGCGTGATCGGGACCGCGAATGCGTCCGCGAGCTGGTTGGCGAGATCTCGGACGACGACTTCGCGATTGACCGGTACCGCAGCTATGGCCCCGCCTGGGCGCTCCGTGATGAAGCCGGTATGCCATGGGCAATTGGCGGCCTGACGCTGGTCAGCGGCTGGACTGGCGTGCTGTGGCTGGTGGTGGCCGACGGTCTGCCGCTGCAATCGTGGCGAAAACTCGTGCGCCACACGCGAACAATCCTCGTGAACGCCATGGACCCGCTCAATGAGCACGGCCGGCGCCGCGTCGAGGCGCATGTGCTGGCGTCGTGGCCACAGGCGCAGGCGCTGGTGGCGCAGGTGGGCATGGAGCACGAGGGAACACGTCGCGCCGCCGGCAGCACCGGTGCCGACATCCAGATTTGGGCCAAGGTCCGAGAGCAACAGGAGAACTGAAATGCCGACTCAAGGTGTGGGCCCAGGTGGGCAGTGGGTGACGTATCCGGATCAGCCGTCAGGACCGCTCGCCAACTCTGGCGGAGGAGCCAAAAGCGAAGCCATCAATACGCCCATCTGGGTGTACGGCCACAGCTTCACTACTGACCCAGGTTCCTGGTGCACGGCCGGCAACGAGTTCTTCAAGCTCGCGGCAAAAGCGCTGGGGGCGTCCGGATCGACGAGCTACGGTGTTGCTAGTGGCAGGGCGGTAGACACCGCACAGGATGTCGTTGGACAAGCTGTGCGCACCGCCAAAACGGGCTCCACATGGGTTGGGACTCGCCGCGGGCTGGTCATTGTGGATACGCAGGCGAACGACAGCTACAACCCTGCCGATTTCAACGCCAACACTCCCACAGTCCCGCTTACCGCGGTGAACCGGGCAAATTTCCGCGATTGCATGCGGACGATCTTTGCAGTGCTTTCGAGTGCATCTCGTGTTGATTCATCTGCCTTCACGGGCCAGACAGGAACTTGGGTTTCTGGCGCTGGCGCTCAATATTCAAATGCGGAACTGCAGCGCACGGCTGTCCAGGGAAGCACCTCCACCTATGCAGTGACGGTTCCATCAGCCGGATATGTGTGGCTGCTCACCTATGTCGTTGTTGCTGATGCCGGGCAGGGGCAATTCACGGTCACTGAGGGCGGAACCACCTACCTGACTTACAACGCATCCGACTACCCGTGCGCGTCGATCTTCAGCCGGCGAGGCAGTGGCGGTGCACAGACGGTATTCCCTGTGATGCTGAAAATCGTGGCGAGCCCAGGCGTGCACAACTTCACCATCACAAAAACTGACGCCACGGCGACGAACATCTACATTGATGCCTTCTTCGTCCCACATGATCGGCCTGTTCCGATCATCACCTTCCTTGACCAGTTGCCCATCTACGATGCTGGTGGAGCTGGCATGAATGGTCCTGTGAACTATCCGCTTACGGTGGCCAACAAGGCTGCGCTCGACGTTGACGTACGCACGGTGGCCTCTGAATTTTCCAACGTGATTGTTCTGGCTGATCCTGATGTCGCTGAGAACCGCTCTTTGGGCGACAAGTTCCACCCAGGCGATTTCGGCATGGCATCTCGTAGCGATGCCATCATCACGGCGGTCAACTCTCTCACGGCCGCTCAGCAGCAGGGTCTATACGCAACCCCCTGAGCAATCTGAGCGAAACCACCAGGCCGCCACCGTCAGACTGGCGGCAATTGGACAACGGAGGCCACTATGGGCGGCGGCGGTGGAGACGGCGGGTATCGGGAAGAGCAGCAGCGGATCGAGCGGCAGAAGCAGGCCGCGCGAGACCAGCTCAACGCGATCTTCGGGGTGGCTCCGAGTGCGTCGTCTTCGACGGGATCGTCCGGCGGAATGCTGGAATCGGTAGACGGGGAGATCCGTCTGCCTGGATCGTCAACGACTGACCCGACTCTGGCCAGCAAAGCGGCCACGAACAAGACGGCGCGCGATGCTCTTTACAACGACATCCGCACCAATGCCTACAACGCCGGCAAGCGGACCTTCGACGAGCGAAAGACGGATGCCGCGCGCAACAACAAGTTCGCGCTCTTCGCTCAGGGCCTGGCCGGTGGCTCGGAGGATGTCGATCAGAACGCGCTGCTTGAGCGGACCTATAACCAGGGCCTGCTGGACCTCGGCGCCAAGGCTGACGCCGCCAAGGCCGACTTCCAGAGCAACGACGAGCAGACGCGCCTGGGTTTGCTGCAGTCCATCGACGCCGGCATGGACCAGAACAGCGCCCTGTCGTCTGCGCTGGCCCAGCTCCAGAACAACAACAGCAAGGCGGCGGCCGAAGCGGCCGGCACCACGCTGGGCGACACGTTCGCAGACGCGGGCCTGCTTTACACCAAGTCCAACGCAGCCCGGGGCAGGGCGGCCGCATCCGCTTACGACCCCTTCAGCGTCTATTCGCAGGGCCTGCGCAAGCAGGCAGGCTCTACCGGCATCATCAGCAACACCGGAGTTTGATATGGCAGCTGGAATCCCTCTCGGTGCTGCGGCCCTGCTGGGCGGTGGCGCGGCCCTGAACATCCTCGGCCAGCGAAGCGCCCAGCGGCAGCAACGCAGCATCCTCAACCAGGCGATGGAGCGCAACAACGAGGCGCAGCAGAAGGCCACCTCGCAGGTGCTGGACGAGGGCGCCAACTACGGCGGTGAGAAGCGTCTGGACGCGATCAGCGCGCAGCAGGACGCCACCTACAACCAGTCCCTCAACGACATCGGCATGGGGCAGGGCGGCAACGCCGGAGTGACCATCGACACCGCTGGAACTGATGGCGCCGTGAGCGGCGACTTCCTCAAGGCCAAGGCAGACAAGGCGATCAGCGAGGGCAATCGCATCACGCAGGTTGCGCGCGAGCTGGCGAAGGTTCGGGCGCCTGGCCAGCAATCCCTGCAGGACAGCATGCGCCGCGCAAACCTCAGCGGCAACCTGGCCAGCAACGCCTCCAGCAACCAGGCCATGGCGCGGGCTGCGCAACTGGACGCGCAGAGCGTGCAGACCCCCTGGTATGGGCAGCTCGGAAAGCTCGCCAGCACGCTGGGCACGATCTACGCAGCGGGCGCACTTGGCGGCGCCGGTGCAGGCGCTGGTGGCGGGATCGTCAACGGCAGCGCCGTCAACACCGCGGTGCCTGGCATCGGCTTCGCATAAGGGGATCTCAACATGCCACGCACCAGCTTTGCCGGTACCGCATTCGGCGCTGCGAACCAGGGCCTGGGCCGGCTCGCGTCTTCGCTGCTTGGCGGCGATCAGGCCTACCAGCAGGGCTACGACCAGGAGCTGGGGCTACAGAGCAACATCGCCAAGTCGCTGGCTCAGATCGGGGCCGCCAATGCCATGGCGCGCGAGAACAACGCCAAGGCTGACCAGCAGGCCGCAGAAACCGCGCTGCTCAAGGGGCGCCCGGACCAGTACGAATCGCTCGTGGCCAGCGCGGCGGGCGCTGATCTGCCGACCGTACAGGCTGTGCGCAAGGCCATCCAGACCGGGCAGCCTGCTCAGATTGATGGCGTCGGCCCCATGCCGGACGGCAGCGCCCTGCAGGTGGGCGTTGAGCCTGCTGTGTCGGGCCGCATCGCCCAGCAGCTCCAGCGCTTGGCGCCGGTCTTGCTCAACAGCAAGGACTTCAAGATCGACGACTGGGCCAACGCGCAGGGCCAGTACCGCAACATGGACCTGGGCGACCAAGTGCTCAACGGGCAGCGTAGTGCCAGCGATGTCGGTCGCGCTCAGGCCGCTGTGGCTGCAAAGCCGCTCTACAACTCGGACGCCTCGGGCGCCGTGCTGGACCTGTTCGGCGGCGGTTTGGACACCTCCAACCCGATGGCCCAGGCGGCAATCGCGCTGCGTGGGGCCCAAGCTGGCGCTCAGCGCGCCAATGCTGTCCAGTCCTACGCCTCCGCGGAGAACTCCCGCGCCAACGCCGAGAAGCTGCGCACCGAGATGCGCGACGGTCTCAACCGGGCCGGTGCGAAAGCTCCGACCGGATACCGCTGGATGGCTGACGGCTCCGGCCTGGAGCCCATTCCAGGCGGGCCCGCTGACCCGAACACCAAGGGCGCCAAGCAGACCAAGCCGCCCACCGAGGGCCAGGCCAAGGCATTGCTGTTCGGGTCTCGCATGCAGATCGCGGACGACATCATCAACGAGCTGGCATCCCAGGGCGTCAACGAGAACAGCCGGACGAAGCGGGCGCTGGAGTCTGTGCCGGTGGTTGGCGGGGCGCTTGGGACGCTCGCGAACTTCAGCCAAACGCCTCAGCAGCAACAGGTTGAGCAGGCTCAGCGGGATTTCATCAACGCGGTGCTGCGGCGCGAGTCTGGCGCTGCCATTGCAGAGAGCGAGTTCGCGAACGCCAAGCGGCAGTACTTCCCACAGCCCGGCGACACGCCGCAGGTGCTGCGCCAGAAGGCGGCCAACCGCCGCGCAGCAATCCAGGGCTTCAAGGCCGAGATCGGCGACTCACTCAGCCCGGACTTCGAACGCATCGTCGGCGAGGCAAAAGCCGGACGCATGCCACCCGATGCCGTGCCGGTAAACACAGGCAGCACCTCCGGAGGCTGGGGAGACGCCGCACCGGCCGACGCCAGCGGCTGGTCTATCAAGAGGATCAATTGACATGGCCAAGTACCAGATCACCGGCCCGGACGGCGGCTCCTACGAGATCAACGCCCCGGACGACGCCACCCCTGAGCAGGTCCGCAGCTTCGTAATCAGCAACTTCTCCGGCCAGCAAAAGCCCGCCGGGCCGAAAGGCAATGCCTCGGACGGCGGCGTGCTCGGCGGCATCGTGCGCGGCCTGCGCGACCCAATCGACGGCGGTGCGCAGATCCTGCGCCGGCTGGTGCCGGACTCGGTGGGCCAGGCGGTGGACCGTTTCGGGAACGCGCTCGCCGACATGGGCCTGCCGGTGGCGCGCTCTGAAGGCGTCGGCGGCGTTGACAAGATCGTCAAGGACACCAACGCCCAGTACGAAGCCGACCGCGCTGCCGCCGGCCGCGCTGGCTTCGACGTGGCACGCCTGACGGGCAACGTCATCAATCCCGTCAATCGCGTGCTGCCAGGCGTTGGGAACGCCAACGGCCTGCGGGCACTGGCAGTTGGCGGCATGAAGGCCGGCGCGGCCAACGGCCTGCTGCAGCCGGTGACCGAGGACACGGACAACTTCTGGGAATCCAAGGCCAAGCAGGTGGCAGCAGGCGCGCTCGCCGGAGGGCTGGTAACTCCCGTCTTGGCGAAGGGCATCCAGGTCGCAACGAATGTGGGTGGCAAGGCCATCAATGCGGTCATGCCCAGCGCTCCCATGGCCCTGACGCCTGCCCAGATGGAGATCTCAATCAACCGGGTCTTGGAATCGCAGGGAATGAACGCCCGCGAGGTGCCGCAGCAGATCCAGGACTCCGTGCGCCGTCAACTGGCCGAAGCAGTGTCCACCGGACGTCGTGTGGACCCAGCGGCTGCAATCCGCATCGCCGAGGCCGAGGCGGTGGGCCTGACCGGGGATGCCGCGCTGACGGCAGGCCAAGCCGCCCGCAGCCCGATGCAGTACGCCAGAGAGCGCAACCTGTCTGGCATTGAAATCCAGACGCCCACGGGGCCCAGCAACATGCTGGCCGACCGGTTCCAGGCTCAGGCAAACGCGCTGCAGGGCGTCTTCGACCAAGCGGGCGCCACCCGCGCGGTCAACCCCAACAGCGCCGGCATCCCCATCATGGACGCCCTGCGGGCCGCCGATGCGCCGGTGCGGGCAGGCGTGGACGACCTCTACAACACCGCCCGGGCGATGACCGGAGGCCGCGCCGCCGAGTTGGACAGTGCCGCCTTCAGCCAAACTGCGAATCGGGCGCTCGACGAAGGCATGTGGGGCCACTCGCTGCCGGCGGACGTGCGAAACGTCCTCAACGACATCACCAGCGGCAAGACGCCGCTCAATGTCGGGAACTCGGTCCAGATCGACAGTTTCCTGTCGGCCGCTCAGCGCCGTGCAGCGCGTGCTGGCGATGATGCTGCGGCAGCGGCCATCGGCATCGTGCGCACCTCACTGAACAACGCTCCTCTTGCGGCAGAGCAGGCAGCCACCCGCGCCCCCGGTGTGGCAGAGGCCGCGCGTGCGGCCGGCGTGGTGGACAACGGGATCACGGATGTCCCGTTCCGGGACGTGATGCCAACCGGGCTTCCCGGCCAGCGGGCGCTGCCGGCCGCTCCCGGTCGCCAGCTTGCCACCGAGGCAGATTTCCAGATGCCGCAGCCGGCTCAGCCTGGGACAGCTGTGGGGCCTGTTGCCCAGCAGGCTGCGCCACGCATGAGTGAGGGTGAGGCTGCGCGGGCAGCCTTCGAGCAGGCCCGGCGCGCCGCACGCGATCGGTTCGCCACCATTGAGAGTACGCCAGCGCTGCGCGCAGCGCTTGAAGGTGAGGCTCCAGACCGATTCGTTCAGCGCTACATCATCGGCGCCGACGCCCGTGATCTGGCAGCCATGCGCAGGGTTCTGGAGAACAGCCCGGAAGCGCTGGATCAGGCCCGGGCCCAGATCGCCAATCACCTCAAGCGCGCCGCATTCGGCGACAACCTGTCGGGGGACGGCAACTTCGCTGCGGCGCGCTTCGCGGCCACGCTGCGCAGCATCGGGCCTGAGCGCCTTCGGGTTTTCTTCAGCCCCGAGGAGATCATGCGCTTCAACCTGGCCGGCAAGGTGGCTTCGGACATCAACAGCATTCCTGCGGGCGCGAAGAACGCGGTGAACACGAGCGGCACGGCTGCTGGCGTGTTCAACCTGTTGCAGAAAATCGGGGACGCGCCACTGCTGCGGAACATCCCTGGGGTGCGTGGCTTGGCCAACCAGGCCGGGGAGATCGCGAACGAGCGCGCAATCCAGCAGGCCGCACGGGCCCAGCCCTCAGCGGCGGTGCAGACGCCTACCGAGCTGACGCCCGAACAGGTACGCGCGATTCAGATGTTCCTGACGCCGGCTGCGCAGGGCGCCGGGGCGACGGCGGGCAATGGCTTCTAAGACGGCATCAACCAGGGCCCAGAAGATGGGCCCAAGCGCCGCTGCCAGCGCGATCCGGAGCAGGTCGTTGTCCATGGGGCAAGAGTCTACCGCGCCGCAAACCTGAGCGAAAACGCCACCCCATGACGGGCCCAATCCTTGGCATGAGCACCCATGCCCGGAGCCTGTGATGGCACAAGCCCCCCAGTACACCCCGACCACGGATTTTTCCGACGACGAGCGCAACAACGTCGGCGGCCGGTCAACGGTGCGCACAGCCAACCTTGACGCAGAGCTGGCAGCCATTGCCAGTTCCATCAATGCGCTGCGGTCCAATCAGTCGCTGAATCAGCGCGATGACGGGAACATCCGAGACGGGCGCGTGAAGCTCTTCACGCTCGCATCTGAGGTGTTGGCACTCTTGGCCTCCTACGGGTGCACCCCAAGAGGGAACTGGCAAACGGCAACGCTCTACGGATTGAAGGATCTCGTCAACCAGGGCGGCAACACCTACATCGCGGTTTCTCCCCACATCTCTGGCGTGTTCGCGACAGACCTTGCCGCGGGCAAATGGCTGCTTTTCTCTCTGAGCGCGTCCCCGGGCGCTACCCAGGTGGTGTTCACGGCGACGGCCAACATCGCGGCCACCAATGTGCAGGCCGCCATTGAGGAACTTGACAGCGATCTGAGGACGCTCATCAATGCCGCAATCGCATCTGCGGCGGCAGGTGACGCAACGTTGATTGCGAACCTGGCCAACTACACCAGCCCGCTGTACGGCTCCAGCATGGTCGGGTTTGGCGGCGACCAGAACTATGCGGTACGGACCATCGGGGCCAGGCTGCTGGACATCGGCGCGAGCCCGCGAGCATTTGGCGCTACAGCCGACGGTGTTGCGGATGACACGGCCTACATCAATGCAGCGTTCATCTACTCAAAAACGCTGGATTTGAGAAACCGAAAATGGCGAATCACCAGCACCATCGCCCTGCCGGCCGGTGCCTGCGTCGATCTGAGAGGCGGCTCAATTGTGGCTGTGACCGGCGCGACGCCCTTGTTCTCCTACACCGGCGCAAAGGAGGGCCTCGCCATCATTGGCGGGGGATCTTCGGACACGGCAGGCCAGATCACTGGCACGTGCTCAGACGTTTTGTACTTCGACGGCTTGACCGATCAGCCCACCGCGGCAAGCCAATACGATCGACAGATTCGGATCGAGGGCGTGCATGCCACGTCTTCCACCATTACGCGCTTCGCAACGTTCAATCGCGCGTGCCGCCAGATCTTTATCCGTGCGTGCATGATCTACACGCAAAGCGGCTTCCTGTTCAACGGAAAGAACGTCGAGGCGATGATCAGCGACTCGATCATCTACAGCTCGACGGGTGTGGCAGGCACCTACGGAATCCGCCTGCGAAGCACAGGAGGCACCACCTACTACAACGAAGGAATTTCGGTCGTCAATTGCACCGTTGATAACTTCGAGATTTCGCACGACATATCGGACTGCTTCGTCTATCAGGTGATCGGCGGGTACCACGGCGTCGCGGGTGCGCTGGCCGCGACCTCCGGCTACGTCTTTCAGTTCCAGGCGCCCACCACCAACCTGTGTGAGGAGATTGAGCTCGCGGGCGGCATCGTGGTGGCGGGCCGGAGCCGATTCGTCGCATCCGCAAGCGGCGTTGCTTACCACGCCAAGATCGACGTTCACAACATCAATACGCCTGGGACCGCCTGGGCCATTGAAAACAACGCGTCAGACATCGACATCAATGTCATAGCCAAGAACGGCAGCGGGACCGCGATTGGCATCCTGGGATCGAACAACAACGCTCGCATCACCGCACGAGGCAAGTTCGACAGCACCTACACAAACGGCATCGTGCTCAACGGGCCAAACGGAGCCGGATGCGTCATTGGTCCAGTTTCGGGAGACACCATTGGCGGACTGGTGGGGGCAGGGCGTCCCGTGCTTCTTGTCGGAGTTCCTGTTGGTGGCACCAGCGTCGCCAACCTGATCAGAGCCGTCAGCGCGTCCAACATCAATGGCACCTTCGCCGTTGGCGCCACGATTGGAAGCGTGGCCTGGGCCTTTTGCAAGGGCGAGCGCGGCGACATCATCATCAACCTGCCCTACAGCGGCGCCAACGCAGCGACCCAGGGCATCCAGATCATTCCGCCAACAGGCATGGTGCTGGAGTCGGGGAGCGGCTGGGCGGCGACGAACATCTACCTGGGAGCTGCTTCCGGCCTGTGCTTCGTGCGCGTGCCCTATCGATGCACTTCTGACGGCGGCGGAACGCTTTCAGTGATCAATCTTGCGGGCAACAGCCTGACCATCAACAACCAGGCTTACATAGGCCTGCACAAGGACATCTGATATGGCCAAGATCACCATCATCGTCCGCCCTCCAGCGCCGCCGGCTGACTACTGGACGGCCAGCAACTGGGATGGGGAAATCACCATGGGAGGCTGGACGCTGTCCGCCGCTCAAGCTGCTGATGAGGCTGCGCTCATCGCTTTTGGCCGTGACGCGTATCCAGCTTACGACGAGTTCGAAGTTCAATACCCCGACGGCGTGCCGGCCGTGGGAGACACGTCCAACGGCGGCGGCGGCCCGGGGCCCCGGCTGTGATGAGCGCGGTGCTGCTGGCCCTGGGCGTGGCCGGTGCGCACTATGCCTACTACCTGTGGCCGGACCCGATGGGCCGGTCTTGGGCGGCGTACATCGGCACCCATCTGCTGGTGGTGCTGACCCTGGTGCTGCTGCTGCCGGCCGCGCGCCGCGCGCAGCGCTTCGCCTTCCTGGCCGTGACGAGCTGCTGGCTCGGTGCCATCGAATCCACCCAGGCTGTCGTGTGCAGCGTGTACGCCTGGGGCTCCATACCTAAATCAGACCTCTGCATCGAGGCATTCGGGCCCTGGCCATACGTAATCGCGGCGTCTGTCATCGGCGCCACCGTGCTCACACGAGGGAGGAAATCGTGACCGAACCAACGTCCACCACCGCATCCACGTCCCTGCTGTTCGCTGCCCTAGGTGCTGCTCTTGGCCCGCTGCTGGCCGAGTGGGCCCTGATCCTGATCGGAGGCTTCGTCGGCAGCTTCCTGGCCGTGTCTCTGCTGCCGACGCCCAGCTTCCGCTCCGCTGCTGTGGTGCTGGCGCGGGGCCTGGGCATGAGCGTGTTGTTCACCGGCATCGCCGCGGCCGCGCTGGCAGCGCTGGCGCCCAGCACCATGAAGTTCAGCACCGACGTGCTGCTGCTGCCCACTGCTGGCCTGATCGGCTGGCAGCAGGAACGGCTGCTGGACTGGATCAAGCTGGCGTGGCCTTTCGGCAAGAAGGAGTCCCCATGATCACCGTCGAATTCCACCCTTGGATGCAATGGGCCATCACGGCGGCCGGGCTGGGCCTGGTGTATTCCTGCCTCTGCCGCGCCCGCTGGATGACCAAGGCGACCACATTGGCGCCCATGCGGTACGCCACCACGGCGCTGGCCGGCGCCGGATTCACCCTGCCCATTGTTGCGTTCCTGCGGCCTGACTGGCTGCCCGGAGCGCTGCTGGCGCTGAGCCTGGCGGCGCTGGGCACGCAGGCGGTGTCGGCCCACTTGTGGCGCGGAGGCCTGCCGCTGCCGTTCACCAAGCGCGGCAGGCATGCCGAGCATTTCATGCAGTCCGTGCGCAGCTGGAGGAAGCCATGATCACCCTTGACGACTACTTCATGGGCCGCCGCGAGAAATACCCGGCCGCGCTCACCACCGAGATCGAGCGCAACGCCGCCCGCACGGTGGACCTGGCCAACAAGTTGCTCACCGAGGCGCAGAGCTACGGCGTGACGGTGGACCAGCATCCGGCCAATCACTCGACCGTCAGCAGCGGCTGGCGGCCGCCGGAGGTCAACGCGGCAACGCCCAATTCCGCCGCCAGGTCCAAACACATGACCGGGCAGGCGATCGACATCTATGACCCAGACGGAGACCTGGACGAGTGGCTGATGACTGGTCAGGGCCAGGCCGTGCTGTCCGCCCTGGGACTGTGGATGGAGCACCCGTCCGCCACCAAGGGCTGGTGCCACGTGCAGACGGTGCCGCCTGGGTCAGGTCGCCGCGTCTTTTATCCCTGAGGTGAAGCAATGGGACGACTCTCTTCGATCCTTCGCAATGGCAGTGACGGGCGGCTCACGTGGTGGTGCCCTGGGTGCAATCACTCTCATCAGATCCTGACCGGAGACGGCGAGGGGCCGCGTTGGGGCTGGAATGGGAGCGTGGACAAGCCGACTTTCACGCCCAGCGTCTTGGTCACGTGGAAAGAACCAAGCGACGATCCGGCGCTGGCTGGTGACGAGCAACACGACATCAATCGGGTGTGTCACTCATTCGTCGTGGATGGCCAGATGCAGATGCTCGGTGACTGCACGCACCCGCTCGCTGGACAGACGGTCCCCATCCCGGACTGGCCCTACGCCGAAGGCGAGTGGAGAGACGGATGAGCCTACCCGCCAAAATCCTAGCCCTGCTGCTCGCGCTGGCTGCGAGCTTCGCCGCCGGCTGGGGTAAGGCCACTCGGGAGGCCCACAGGGACGCCCAGATCAAGCAACTGGCCCAGGAGCGCGCGGCCCGGGTGCTGGAGGCCCAAGAATCCAGGCGCGCCGCGGAGAATGCTGATGCCCTCACAAACGACCGTCTGCGCACCGAGCGCGCTGCTGCTGGCACTGCTCAGCGGCTGCGCGACCTCGCCTCCACCGCTCCCGGTGCAGCGGCCTCATGTCCCGGCCGAAATGATGATCCCAGCCCCGCCGCCTGGCGCATTTCTGACCGAACTAGAGAGGATCTTGTCCAGCTCGCCAGCAGCGCCGACGCCGTCGCCGACCGCCTCAGGGCCTGCCAGCGGGAGCTGAGTGGGCGTCTAACTCCTGAGTCCGAAGCCCCATGA